CGCACCGACACCAAGCCAATGATCATCCCATGCTCAGTAAACGACTGACTGAACCCGTGTCCTTGAGCCAGCGCCGTGCCCATACCGGCAAGCGTCCCCGCCGGCGTCGATCCACCCGTCACACCCGTTGCAGATGTCTGCGCGATAGGATTAATCGTCACCGGGCTCGAACCACCACCCAAATATTCCGGCCGCTGCAACCGTGCATCCGGGGACGTGACGCCGAAGTGATTTCTAATGGACTCCGTATACCTCGTCCCCCCTCGCGCATCGCGCTCAAGGAGTTTCTGAATCTGAAACGACTGCCGCAATTGATTAATCGTCGCAGCCGTCGCGCTCGACAGATCCGCAATCAAATTGCTCGGATACCATCCGCCCGTATCCGCACCCGCCGCTCCACCGACACCCGCGAACGGCTGAGACGCTCCGCTCGATAACGTCAAATTCGCCGCCAACAACGCTCCCGCGGCATTAGCGCGCACCTTCAAACCGGCCTGCGCGCCGCTCATTACTTCCGCAGTCTGCGTCTTGACCGGCGCACTCGTCCCAAGAGGCAGCGTAACACTCGCCCCTTTCTGCGGAGAGGGGAGCGCACCTGTGAAGTAATCATGCCGCTTACCACGACGCAGCAGCACATAATCCGCCGCCGCATCCGGGCCATCATCCACATCCACCACAACCGCATTTTGCAAATTCTGATCCCTAAACCACTCATTCCAGATCAGGTTATACGCCCGGGCAAACAACGCCGAATGCGAAACAGTCGCACCCCCGGCGACTTGCCCAACCGTCGGCAGACCCATGTAATCCTGCAAAGACCCTACAGCGTAACCGCCAGCAGGGGACACCACCTGCGGGATGATGTAGGAGATCGAATCCCCGGGATTCTTCTGCTCGCCCATCATCTTCACCCAGTTATCCCATACGAGGCGATTGGGAACGAAGAAGAAAAACGAATCCAGATGCATGTTATCCATGATCGGAAAAATCGGCGTAGACAGACGCGCAAACGCGGTCATCCGCAGATTGAACGTATCGCCGGGAAGAACTTCGTCCAAGTAGATCGGAATCAGATACCCCGCATCGAACGTAGTCTTGTGCGTTTTCTCGATAGTGAAACTAGAACGAGGAATGTCCGCACGCGGAACCATTGCAAATTGATGAACATCGACAGAACGATTAGAGAACATAGGGTAAGACCTCCACAAAGTTACGGAAAAACCCTGATAGAAACAATCAAGCCTTAATCGATTCTAGAAACAAATCACAGCCTGAGAGGCCACACCAATCTCTAGGGAGAAACCCGGAGAGAAACGCACTCGCACACCAACACGGGCGCACCGTGTAGCGAGAATACGCCGGACACATCATCGAACGTGCCGAGCTCGAACAACCGAAAATCCTGCGGATGGGCGGATATGACATTGTCCTGACCGCCCCTGTTAACTTCGTCCGCAACGGAGCGCACAGCCGCGCCTCGCGCCGGAGCGAAGAACGGACGACCATACAGCAACGCCTGAACGTCGAACACACTCATCACGACCTGAACCATTACAGACTCCTTTGCTTAAGTGCCAACTTGGCAGCGTCCACAATCTCGCGGACGCGCAACCTCGCTGGCGAATTGTCATCAAAATGCTTATCAGCCGCTTCCAGCCGACGAGCAACCAGACGCTCATACTCGTCTGGATTTTCCACCTTGAAACGACGGTCATAGAACTTAGGCGCTTTACGCACAACGCCACCACGCGACACAACAACACCATCCGGGTACACATCAGAAGCAAACTTTTCATACCACTCCGCAGCAATACCAGGCTTCAAACTCATCCGCAAAAACTCATGTTCACGAGTGAAAATCTCGCCAGTAGTAACATCAACGATCTCTCGCAGCTTCGTCGCACCGCGACCTTTCTGCTTCTTCATGGCATAGCGAGCCACATAGGCCGCAGACTCAAACGTCACATCGCCGACCTCGCACGAACCATGAGGCCAAAGCAACTCAAGAATACGCGACCGATACAACTGAAACCCTGCCGAACTCTTACGCCAAGGCTGAAGATCCTCGAAGCGAACACCAAACACAATCGCGTGATAATGAGGCCGACCCAAACGCTCGCCATACTCACCACAAGCCAAATACCGCGCCGGATAAAACTTCCGCAACCGCTTCCAGAACAACTGTAAATCACGAGGCACCAGAGACGGTCCCGCCTCCGCATATGTCAACGTAATAAACGAGGAATGTTCGTGTAACTGAGCTTCGTGCACGCACCGGACAGCCCAATCCGCAGCAGCCGCCAAACGACACCCACGACACTGACCACAAGGAACTACAACCCGACGAGCTCCAGCACGAGGCATAGCCCCAAAAGAAAGCGGGGCACCCGGCCTCACCTGGTGCCCCGCTAACGGGTAGTAACACGTCATGACCTACAGCCGAATGCCACCCCGCATCGGCGCGCCTCGCATGTTCGCGCCCTTCGTCCGCTTCGTATCGCGCCGGAACTTCGACGCAGACGCACGCTTGTTAACAAACTGCCGCTTCAACGGTCGCATATAACCCCTTTCAAAAGATGGTTAACCCCAAATAAGGTAACACAGGCAAATGCCAGTGTCACCTAGACCAGTTACATCAAGTAAGAACTGGTCTAATGCTTCGTGGGAAACCACTTCGCCCACAATGCCGCGAGGCCGTCCTCAAACGCCTGTCTTGGGCTGGGCGGCAACTCCGGGTGAAGCTCCCGCTGCCGCTTCACCAGGCGCCACAGCGCCACCCTGCGACGCTCCAACCGCAGCCGGCGCTGCCGCTTGCGGGAAACGAAGGCCCAACTTCGTAGCTTCGTCACGATTGGCTTCATCACTGCAAAACTCCACGAAAAGCCCCGGATCATTCCGGAACCGATAGCGTACATCGGCGGGAAGCTTCTCGAAAGACTCCGACGCCGCCACCAACGCATTCATAGCGCCGTGATAGTCCATCACGTGGAAATCGCCTTGCAACGGCGCACGCAACGTGGTAGGGACCTGCCCAGTGACGCCGAACCGCCGAACAATCGTATTGATGTCGCACTCCTCAGAAAACTGCTGCTGCGTCCTCGAGGGATCACCACACGACAAACCCGCGAGCTCTGACTCGACATCCCGGTCATAGTTATACGCCGACCGAACGAACGGAACATTCTCCAGCAACTCCTTCAATGACTTCGCCATAACCACATCCTCACTTTCTCAGGTTAACTAACGCACATACTCCTGAAAGCTCTTCCCATCAGGAGCGTATTCCCGCGTCCGCTCGCTCGGCGGCCGCCTCCCACCGCGAAACAGATTCCTGATCTGAGACGCGCTAGACACACCGGCCTCTAGATCCTTGACATAGGGCCGGACATTTTGACCGTAATCAGTCGCCCAGGCCTTCGCCTGCGCCACGGCTTCATTAATCTCCGCCGCACCGGTCGCATTCCGCACCAACATCTCCAGACGCAGCAACATGAGCTCCGCAGCCTTAATACCCTGATCCTCTTTCAGATTGATAACCTCCTGCGCCACCTTCGCGCGCTGCTCACCAGTCAGATGCATACGCGATATCGATTCATGAACCTGCTGATTGGTGAGTATCGTCTGCGTCTGCACCTGCTTAGGCCGCTCCAACTCAGTAGCCGTTTCGGCCTTAATCTTTGCAGTCTCCGCTTCCGTGCGCTCCACCTGAGCCAACGACTGCATCGCGCCAAGCGCCGACGACACAGCAGGACCCATCGTATCCCGCACCTCGGGAGTCACACCAACCGCAGAACTACCAGAGGCCATCGCACCGGACGGGGTAGAAGCACCTCCCTGAGAATACGCCAACATCGGGTTGAGGCCCGCCGCTTTCATATCCGCAACACCACGCTGATATGACGTCCCGCTCATATCACGCGAGAACTCCATGGCCTTAGCAGCCTGCTCCGCAGACCATGTCCGCTGAATCTCCGCCTGTTCCGCATTGAAGATCGACGTTGCATCGGCCTGCGCCGCCGCTTGTTGATTGCGCCGCTCACCGCCAAACAAATTAAACGCTCCACCAATGATCGCCGGAAGAATTGACGCCCACATAAATCGCCCTCCACTGAAGGTAGACCTAAAAATGGTCGATAAGCCCTGGCACCGAGTACAGAGGCATCAACCGTACACACCGATTCTGAAAGAACGAATCGAAAATAAACTGCTGGCCATTGGCCGCAGCGCCCACAGCCACCACACGCGACACCGGCGGCGTGTCCTGAATAAACGTAGCATTCAGAGTAGGCAAAGACGTAAACCGCTGCGCCAAGTGCCACGGATCGATCGTGCCTGCGGACGTAGACCGAAACAGCCCGGTAATCTCCGAAGGATTGTAGCGATACTCCGCCCATCGCTCTTGATATCCAAACGTAAGCGTATCGTTCGCATCACCGCGCACGTAAATCTCTTTGTTCAACACCGCCTGCTCACCGAGAGACGCGAAAACCGGATAATAAAAATCATAACGCGTGGACCTCGACCACATCCGGCGCAGACCCTGCTGATACGTCAAATCGGCACGCACCGACACCAAGCCAATGATCATCCCATGCTCAGTAAACGACTGACTGAACC